GGGTTTCATCGGCTTTGAGTTCTTTGATAAGTTCTTCATCGGTTTTTAGCAGGGTGATGATATGACACTTGCAGCCTACGTGCCAGCCGTGAAAGTGGAATGTTTTGGGGTATTTTCCTTTCAGCTCATCGCACATATCATAGACTTTGTGCTGTGGTGATAGGCGTACCTCGAAGCCTACAATATCGGGGTTTTGCTGTATGCGCAACCAATCGGCGGACTTATAGGCTACATTGATTTCGTTACTAGCAAGGCGCAAAGCATTTTTATAGGCACTTCTATAAACTCCTTGCCCAGGGTGATAGTTTTGAGCGTTCTTGCTTAGCACGAGGTTACCGTATTGGTCTCTGACCCTACGGAATAGGGCGGTGGGGTTGTTTAGTAGGTTACGCACTTCACGGCTTAGCTGTGCGGCACTTTTACCTTCTTCTAAGGATACAGATAAGGCGAGTTCTAATTCTGTTTGTGCTTTTTTAGCAATGTCCCATACACGGTCGGAAACGGTAAAATCTTTAATCTTTCGTACTTTGAAGGTTTCAAGGGCTTCAAGGTTCTGGTACTTGGTTAGTCCTTCTCTTAGTAGCTGGTCCTGTTTAAGGTTAGCAAATGCCCATTCTTTGGTGATGCCTTGCTTTATGATTTGGTCTAATTGGTTGCTGAAATTAGCTAATTCCTTTTCAAAGGATTTTCCTTTTTTGGTGGCTGCAAAAGCAAATAGAGTGCTTGCGATGAGTTCTTTATAATCGGTTTTGAGGGCTATAAATACGGCTGTACCTACAAGCTGGTAAAACAATTGTTCTACTTGCTGTAGGTATGCCATTAGGTGCTTTCTATGTTGATCATCATAGTTCATTAGATACTTGCTTCATTGAGGTTGCTGTTTTCCTCGTCTTTGATTTGCTTTAATTGGGCTTCAGGGTCGGTGATGCCGAAACGCTGCATACTATCACGTTGCGATATAAGAGCCTTGCCTCCATTAGCTTCCATAAGTGTACGTATCATTTCGGTATCATCGTCAATATCAAACGGGGTAATGATAGGGGTGATATCTATATCTTTCAGTTCTTTTTCAAAGGGTAGATGCATCTTTGAAAGGAAGGCTAAAATGATATTGATACGCCTTTGTAGGGCCGGTATGAATATAGCTTCATTGTCTTTCACTTTGAGGTGTGCGGGTAGCCAAGCGAGTTTGCGCCCTACGCCTGATAGCATATTGCCTTTGCCAGCGTAGAACTCATCGGAAAGGTCGGGGGTGTGTGAGAACTCGTGTATATCACGGCGGTTCATACTCATTTCTTTGTCGAAACTCTCATTAGCATTAGGAGGTACGACGAATTGCACGTTTCCACCATCTTTTACTTCAAAGACTTTACCGCCCGTGTTGTTACCTGACATTTTCCCTTCGACTTTGCCTGCTATCATTAGAATAGGTTCACCAAATTTTCTGTTACTTTCAGAGAAGTAGGTACGCTGTACTTCTGCTATTTCGATGAGGTGTTGTACAGCTTCCCATTCGGGTTTTTCTTGCTGATATAATACTACTGGTATTTTGCCGATGATGTTTGGTTCTACTTTGGTAGTGGTTTGTCCGTTTTTAGTAGTGAAAGTGTATATAAATTCAGTGGTGAAGGCTTGGAATACAATTTCGCCCTCTTTGGTGGTACTTTCAACGGCAAAAGATATAAGGTTGTTATTATCGTCAAATCGTGGGTATAGCTTGTACTTTTCGGGTGATAGTATCATGTGTCGCAAAAGGAATTTAGAAGGCACGCCGTATTTCTCGTTTTGCTTTTCTTCGGTATACCACAATTCCGCTACTTGTGTATACCGCTTTACCTCTGTACATATTTTGCTATCTGAAAAACTCATTTTGTTTGACTTGATAACCTCCTGAAAGGCAGTAAATAGAGGGCTATCCTCAGCGGTGTACTTGTAGGGTATAGCGGTTTGGAACATTGTGGCAATATCTACAATACGCTTTTGGTAAGGCAATCCTACACGATTGAGAGCGCGATGACTTTTTCTAAAACGTTCCTTTCCGTTAGCATCTAACATAGGATTACCATCTTCATCTGTGATTGGTATCAAAATAGACTGGTCAGGATATTTGTGTTTGTCTTGAAAAATGGCGTGCTCTTTCACATCGTACTGTTTTTTGTAAGGCTCGATGTTTATTGGTGTTATTCCTTGTTTAAAATCTTCTTGTGTAGTAGGGTTTTCGTTCATATTGATATAGGTTTAAATCATTGATGCGAGTTGATATAGGTTGTTATTAGTACCGCTTAGCAGCTTCATAGTGATATAACGAATAGCATCTATGCTATGGTTGTGGTTATCTATGGGTATACCTGCTTTTTTATCGTTCCAAGCGTAATTTTTCAGCTCTTTCTTCACATTGAAGCTGTGAGGCGTTACCACTAACTTGTAATTGAGCATTGTGGTTATGCCAGCTGATACGCTTCCTGCTCCTTTTTCGCAAGGTTCTATATTTAGCCCTTTATCTCTTAGGTCGGCAATCAGGCGAGGCTCGGCACTATCGGCGACAATAAGGTCATCGGGGTGGTCGATTAGGGTGCTATTGAGTTGATATAGTCCGTCAGAGGATAATTGTTTGTTGTTATAGTATTTTTCATCTATGTAAATAATCTTTCTTCTCTTGTCTACCGCTACTTTGATGAGGGTATCAGGGTCAATACTGAAGCCGTAATCTTGTCCGTAACCATAAGGAAGTGAGGTATCAAACTCGCCCTCTTCCCAATCGGTGAATATGACCCCTTCGGATACATCAGCCCAACGACCTATGATTTTTTGTGCGTATTTGGTTTTGTTGAATAGGGACTGACTGAATTTACCTTGCTCATCGGTGGCTTGTGCGAGGCTTTGGTCTTTTATCTCCTCAATCTGCTTAAAAAACTGCTCATTGAGGTTTTCTGCATTATCAAAGTAGGTGGTGTGGATATGCAATACATCGGGGTGGGTGGATATTTGCACCTCTACTCCGTCAATTTTTACTATTTTATGGGTCTTTTCGATGTACTTCTTATAAATGAAATGCTCGGCATTGGAGGGGTTTAGAATGAGAATAACGCGTAATTGCTTGCCTTTTTGACGGATTGAAAGTATTAGTTTTTCGTAATCTTCCTCTGATAGCCATTCTTCCATTTCGTCACCTACGAAGGTGGTAATACCGTGCAATGATTTGAGGTTGGCGGTTTGGTTTCCTGATGAGGTTTTAATACCCTTAAAGAGTATTTCAGAGCCTGAAAAGGTGTTTTTGATAGCTGTTTTAGTAATATTAAAATACGCTTGTGTACCCTCTGCTTCTATCTTTTCTTCAAACTCGGGGATAATGGAGCTGTGGGCTGATACCATAGTGTAACGGCTGAAAAGGATTTTATGTCCGCCCTCAAAAGATAAGCGTTCGAGGAAGGTGGAGGCTGCAAAACTTTTGCCGCTGCCTCGACCTCCTGAAAGGATGGTGATGAACTTATCTTTATTCAGATATAGGGGATTATATACGGGTTGCGTTTTAATCATTACTTTTGCTATTACTCTTAAGCCACTGAGCGATGTCGATAGAACCTTGTACGGAAACTTCGTCACGGATGCCGTCGTCGGTTTTGAAAGTGGATAGTACAGTTTGCATTGCTGTCATACGGGTACGATAATCAACGGGGACTTCACGGAATTTGTTAGGTATTACTGTACCTTCTTCATCAGTAAGAGGTTCACGGATAAAACCCATAAGGGCAATAGATGATACCAAGTTAGATACATCGTTAAATATACGTGCTCGGCAAGCTTTTTTCACCATTCCCAATTCAGGGTTTTTATGAGTGCGCTCAAATACAGATTGATAGGTAACACCAAGCATTTCGGCTGCCTTAGTGGGTTGTCCGTTCGCTTTGATAAGGGCTTGTTTTAGTTCCTCATCGGTGTATTTTTTGTTATCTATTTTCTTACGGGGTTTCATATCAAAAGTTATCAAATGTTATTAGTTAGTCTATGCGTTCTACCTTTGCCGATAGCGTTTCTCCTTTTATCATTTTAAATTCAGGGTCAAACCCCATACGTAGCATAAAAGCTTCTTTGTTTTTCCAGTTATCAAATGAAAGCGTTACATAAGCATCTAAATTTTGGGCTTTTTCAATAGCTTGCTGTTTGATAGCTTCTTTTGCTTCTTTGACTTGTTGCTTTTTCTCTTCATTGGATATTTCTCGCTCAATGTCTTTTTCTTGCTTTATGGGAGCATATGCTTCTTCTATAGCTTGTGATAGGTCGGGCACTTCAAAGGAAGAGTAATCAACCGCATATAGATTGAGGTCATAATCATCAAGCCCTGCATTGAGGTAATCAATATCAGGAATAAGTGACCTCATTAGTTCTTCATCAAGTTCGGTACGTGAGCGTGTTTGAAATATATTTTGTTCCTTTTCTGTTTTAAGGTCAAAAGACACTTTTTCTACTTTGATTTTGTAGTCAGTTTCGGGCGTGCCATCGTACTTGTGGATAATATCAAGGGACATTACCCGCTTGTGCCCATCTACAAGGTTTGAGGTTTGCTCATTCCAAATAATACCACCTAAAAACCCTACATTTTTGATATTTTTACGCATCTGTGCGATTTGCTCGTCTGTATGCCTTTTAGGATTGAAAGGGGCAAAGTTTATTTGTGAGCGTTGTATAGTGATTGTTTCACTCTGCTTGTATAGTTCCTTTTGTGTTTTTGTTTTTTTGGTCATAATCAAATAGTATTTTTTCAGATAATGGATAAACATCTAATATTTTTTGCAAGTCATTAGGGTAATGCTCACGTAGGTATAGATATACATCAAGGTCAAAGGTTATTCCGTTACTTTTTTTATTGCTGTATTGTATGGGTTTAGGTAATCGGTTGTTACTAATATATCGAAGTACGTCTTTGTCTTTCCATAAAGAAAAAGGATACACGAGTTTTGTAGGTGAAATGGCTTGCATTTCGTATTGTCGTAACATTATACGTCTATTCATACTATCGGACTGTTTCATTCCTAAGAATACGTACTCAATTTGTGTTTCGAGGCGTACTGATTGTATAATATCTGATAGTTTGAGTATGCGTGTATTTTGAGGAGTACAGAATAACCCTGATTTATTGATATAAGTAAGGGCGTAATGAGGTCTCTGTATAAATGAGATGTTAGAATATTGCTTTTTTGAGAAGTTTATGAATTTATTGATATGTTCAAGGTCTTTTACAAAGTACATAAATACGCATACTACTTCATCGAAGTTTTGGGCGCACCAGTGTAGCAGTGCGATACTGTCTTTGCCACAAGAATAAAATAGCAAAACACGGTTAGTTTTAGCCTTAACCGTGTCTATTACTTGCTGTGTGTGTTGGTAGATATTCATAGGTTATCCTGCTGAAAGTCCTGCTTGTTTTCTAAAAGCAGCATATATGTTTCGCCTACGTTGTTGTACTGACAACGCTTGACCTTTTTGATTTCTACCATATCGGGCTACTCGACTAATGCCCGATAGTTTGTTAATTTGTTTTTGGATTTGTGTCTTTCTAACTCAGCTGAATGTTTTAAAGGGTTATTAAATATTTTTCTTGCTTAGCACCTTGCCTAATGTATAAACCATTTGGGCTTCGATGTACTCTTGTCCATCTTCTTCGTAGGTGATTTCTTCACCATTTTCATCGACAGATAGTTCTATTTCAGAGTTGGTGATTTCGATAACGACTTCAGGGCGGTTGGTTGCATAACCGTTGAAAAACCTAATAGCATCGTACTTTACAGGCTGAAGCCACTGGTCTTCATCTTCAGCCTCTGGATTTTGAATAATGTACTTATCGGCATTCTTTGGTCGAATTTCTCGATACTCTTTTGTTTTTGTCCCTGATAGAATATCTTCTAAATAAGGGCGTTTGATTTGTAATGTTAATATTTT